GGCGCGGATTTACTCGTTATTGATGACCCTCATTCAGAACAGGATGCGTTAAGCGAGACTGCGTTTGATCATGCGTATGAGTGGTACACTTCTGGTCCTCGCCAGCGTTTACAACCTGGTGGTGCAATCATAATTGTTATGACACGTTGGGGTAAGAAGGACTTGACGGGTCGTTTATTGGCCCAGCAGGGCAGCGATATCATGTCTGACAAGTGGGATGTGGTGGAATTTCCTGCTATTTTGCCCTCGGACAACCCATTATGGCCTGAGTTCTGGGAAAAGGACGCCTTACTTTCGATCAAGGCGTCTTTGCCGGTAGCCAAGTGGAATGCCCAGTGGCAGCAGACTCCGACATCTTCTGAGGCTGCGATAATCAAGCGCGAGTGGTGGAAAGATTGGGATAAGAAGTCCATTCCTACCATTAAGTATATCATACAGGCCTATGACACGGCGTTTTCTAAGAAAGAGACGGCGGATTTTAGTGCGATTACCACTTGGGGCATTTTTGACCCCGAGGATGGGACTGGTGACAACATAATTCTAATGGATGCACGGCGCGACCGGTGGAATTTCCCTGAGTTAAAGGAAGTTGCCTATGAGGAGCATGAATACTGGGAGCCTGACATGGTGATTGTTGAGGCCAAGGCCTCTGGACAGCCCTTGATTGATGAGTTACGCCTTCGGGGTATTCCTGCGCTGGGATTTTCACCGGGCCGAGGGCAGGACAAGACTACTCGGATGCACATGATTGCTCCTTTGTTTGAGGCGGGTAAGGTCTGGGCTCCATTTGACAAGAAGTTCAGTGACGAGGTCATTGAAGAGGTAGTTTCATTTCCCAATGGTGACAATGATGACTATTGTGATAGTATGACGTTAGCATTGATGCGTTTCAGACGAGGTGGGTTCGTTTCTTTAGAGGGCGATGACACTTTGGAAGACGAATATCGAACACGTAATCGGGAGTATTACTGATGGCCCTGCCACCTCGCCCACTGGGATCACTTGTAGATCCTTCTCTGATGCCTATTGAGATGGTTGAAGATACCACTTCGGTGGAAGTAGAGATTGAAGAGCCAATTGATTTCTCGGGCGGCGCTGAGATAACACCGACAGCGGATGGCGGCGTTACCGTTGAGGCCTTGTCGGGCATGTTGACGGACATGGAAGAGGTAGAGCCTATTCCTCATGACGCCAACTTATCGGAGTATCTTGATGACGGGTATCTTGGAGAGTTGTCCAGTGATTTACGAGCGTCTTACAATGATGATGTTGAGTCTCGTTCTGATTGGGAGGAGACGTACACTAGGGGTTTAGACCAGCTAGGTATTAAGCAGGAAGATCGCACCCAGCCTTTTGCGGGGGCTTCTGGTGTTGTGCATCCTTTAATTACGGAATCGGTCACTCAGTTTCAATCTCAGGCGTATAAGGAATTACTTCCTGCCGGCGGTCCAGTGCAGACTCAGATCTTGGGTAAGCAGGACGCTGAGACAGAGGGTCAGGCCAACCGCGTTAAGGATTATATGAACTACATGATCACAGAGGTCATGGAAGAGTATGATCCTGACATGGATCAATTGTTGTTTTATCTCCCCATGTCCGGATCTACCTTTAAGAAGGTTTACTTTGACGAATCCAAGCAGCGGGCTGTATCCAAGTTTATTCCCGCTCAAGACCTTGTGGTTCCTTATGCCGCCTCTGATTTGCAGACGGCGAACAGGGTTACGCACGTTCTTCGCATGGATCACAATCAAGTTCGCAAGATGCAAGTCGCGGGGTTTTACCGTGATATTGAATTGCAAGCTGCGGATACGGAGCCTGACGAGGTTCGTCAGAAGGTTGACGAGATACAGGGTACGTCTAGGACTTATCTTGATGACATCTACACCGTGTTGGAGATGCACGTTGATCTGGACTTAGAAGACTTTGAGGACATGTCCCCAGACGGGGAGCCTACTGGTATTCATCTGCCTTACATTGTTACGATGGACGAGGCGTCTGGTAAGATCCTGTCGATCCGCAGGAACTTTGATGAGGACACAGACTTCGCCAAGAAGCGCCAGTTCTTTGTACACTACCGGTTTATGCCAGGCCTAGGGTTCTACGGCTTTGGTTTGATCCACATGATTGGCGGTTTGGGCCGCGCTGCTACCAGCATTCTACGTCAGTTAATTGACGCTGGTACTTTGGCTAACCTCCCTGCTGGATTTAAGGCCCGTGGGGTACGTCTTCGCAATGATGACGAGCCCTTACAGCCAGGCGAGTGGAGAGACATAGACGCCCCTGGAGGTAACATCAGGGACGCTATCATACCTTTGCCGTATAAAGAGCCTAGTGCCACTCTAGCACAGCTTCTAGGGGCTCTGGTGGAGGGCGGACGCCGCTTTGTTTCACTGGCTGACGAACAGACAGGCAATATGAATCAAGAGACGCCTGTTGGCACAACTGTGGCAATGCTTGAGCGCGGCATGAAGGTGATGTCTGCTATTCACAAGCGGCTGCACTATGCACAGAAGACTGAGTTCCGTATTCTGGCTCGTATCTTTGCGGAGAATGTTGCTCAGGAGTATCCGTACAACGTAGCGGGTGGCGAGAAGAACATCATGGCGAAGGACTTTGATGGTCGCGTTGATGTTATTCCTGTCTCTGATCCGAATATCTTCTCGATGGCGCAGCGGGTTACGTTAGCCCAGACACAGTTACAGTTGGCGCAATCCAATCCTCAGATGCATAACTTACACGCTGCTTACCGGCGCATGTATCAGGCGTTAGAAGTTCAGAACATTGATGAGATCCTTCCGCCGGCCCCAGAACCTAAGCCGTTGGACGCTGCTATTGAGAACGCTCGAGGTTTGATGGGCGAGATAATGGTTGCCTTTGAAGAGCAAGAGCATGACATTCACATTGCTATTCATGTGATGTTTATGAAGACGCCTTTGGTCATGACTTCTCCACAGGTTATGGGGACATTCTACGCGCACCTTCAGGAGCATATTGCTATGAAGGCTCGTAAGATGGTGATGCAAGAGATTGAGGATCTTGTAGCACAGGTTCAGCAAGGCGTTCAGGCCGGTCAGATCGATCCCGCGGCGGCACAGGCACAGATCCAGCAAGTTCAGCAACAGATGCAGATTCCGGAAGAGTTGGAAAAAGCTGTTGTTATGCAGGAGTTGGATATCATGAAGGCAACTTTGGAAGAGATCACGCCACAAGGGCAAGACCCAATGTCGGATCCTTTAGTTCAGATCAGGATGCAAGAGCTTGGCATTAAGGACAAAGAACTCCAGCGTAAGTCTCAAGAGGATGAGGCCCAAATTATGATGGAGTCGGCTCGTATGCAGCAACGTGCTGCTACTGACTCTGCCCGGATTGAAAGTACTGAGGAGATAGCTCAGAACCGTAATGATGTTAATCGTGAGCGTATTGATGTACAACGTCAGGGCATGATGCGGAGGGGCTAACTCCTATCTATGATTGATCCTATTTCGGCGTTTGCGGTTGCTAGTGCGGCCTATACCAGTTTCCGTAAAATTATTGGACATGCTCAGGATTTAGAGGGCGTTTCTAAGCAATTAGGATCGTGGTATTCTGCGTGTGCTGATATCAATCGTGCAGAGTCACAGCGAAAAAATCCTACGTTCCTTGAGAGGGCTACACAAGGACAATCTATAGAAGAAGAAGCCCTTCAGATACTCATCCATAAGAAGACTTTAAAAGAGCGCGAAATCGAAATTAAAAACCTACTGGACCTCCGGTTTGGCTGGGGGACGTATGACGAGATGCTGGACATGCGCCGAGAGATCAGGGCAGAGCGGGAAAAGACCGCATTTGCACAGGACGAGGCTAAACGACAAATACAAAATAATATGGCTATTCTAGGGCTTTCTATGTTAATAATAGGGTTCCTAGGCGGTGCTATTTATTTGGTGACACTCGTATCATGAACACATTAATTCCCTTAATTTTAGCAAGTTCTTTGTTAAACCCAGAATACGTGACGTGCCATCTGTGGAAGTATGTGAGAAATGGGGATGAAATTCTATGTTTATACTCCGGTAAGAATGGAACGTTAGGGTATCATTATCCAACGCTTAGTTTCCGTGAATGTCCAAAACAGTTTGAATGCCTTTATCAACCGAACTCTAAGGCTAAGGTTAGCCTAAAAGACATATTAAAAGGATTATCAGATGGATTTTAAGACCTTTCTAGAGTACAGAATTTTACCCCGACTTATGATGTTCGTTATGACCATCATGTACATAAGGGTTATCGAATGGGGCATGTCATTAGATGATTTGTCTACACAACAAAGTGCAATGATTTCAATATGTTCTGGGTCTATGACAGGCGCGTTTGCTGTTTGGTTAGGATCAGAGAAATGATGGCATTACTTGGAAGTCTGTTAGGTTTCGGGAGTTCTTTTCTCCCAGAGGTCTTGAGTTATTTTAAAGCCAACCAACAGCAAGCTCACCGTATGGAGATGATGCAGCTTGAAACGGAACTAGCGCAACGTCGATCAGAAATGAAACTTGTTGAGTTGGATAAGAAGGCTGACATTGAGGAAACAAAGGGGCTGTATGAACATGACAAGTCTATCGATGCTGGCGGATTTATCAACGCTCTTCGGGGTTCTGTTCGTCCTGTCATTACTTATGCCTTTTTCGGACTGTTCGTAGCAACCAAGGTTGTTATTATGGTTAAGGTCGGACAGTCTGGGGGAGAGTGGACAGAGGCAGTTGAGCTTATGTGGGACCAAGAAACTGCCGGTCTTATGAGCGCAGTTTTAGCATTCTGGTTTGGAAACCGGGCCATATCTAAGTATACAGGAAAGTAGGCATGGGTAATCGTTGGTTTAAGAAGCCCGATGTTGTACCTGCTTATTTATCGGGAAAGAAGATTGTTCCTTTTCCACAGTTGTCTGAGTTAGACAAACAGTGGCTTGAGTTACAAAGACAACAGGAGCTTGTTAGAGAGCAAGCGGAACTTATAGCAGGGAAGGAATGAGTTATGGGATACAAGCTAGGCAAACGAAGCCTGTCAAACTTAGAAGGCGTGGACGAAAGGCTGGCAACGGTCGTGAGGTACGCTATCGGCGTTACGAAGCAGGACTTCAGTGTGATCTGCGGGTTGAGGACGATGGACGAACAACGCGCTCTGGTGGCAAAAGGGGCTTCACAAACTATGAAAAGTAAGCACCTTGATGGCAACGCTGTAGACCTAATGGCTTACTGCGATGGTGGCCGTTGGGAGTTGAACCTGTATGATGAGATTGCTGACGCCATGACAGAAGGTTCTGCCGCGGCGGGCGTGAAGCTGCGATGGGGCGCGGCTTGGACTATTGACGACTTAGGCGCGTGGAATGATACCGCAGAGGATGCTATGAACTCGTACATAGACACGCGTAGGTCACAATCACGTCGGCCTTTTATTGACGCGCCACATTTCGAATTAATGTTGCAGGTCTAAAACAAATCCCATAAGTTCCCACTATCGGATAAAATGGGAGTTTCTGGGAATGGATGAGATATATATTGCGGAAGCAGTTTTCCGCATTATAAGAGACAGAAGACAGGGCGTTGTCGATTTAATGCAATACGGCAGCGTCAAGTCATTAGAGCAATATCGTGAGCTTATGGGCAACTTGGAAGCCCTGAATCATGTGGAACAGGAACTCAAGGGCCTGCTAGATAAACAGGAGCGTAGTGTTGATTAAAGCACATGCAATAGACTTGGACGCAGCTAAGTTAGGCGTAGCCAGCTTGGAAGACGCGTATAAAGAAAAGACTGATAAAGTTTTAGACCCCGAACAATTGGGTCATTCTCTCTTAGAAAAGATGCCAAACCCGACCGGTTGGCGGCTGTTGATTTTGCCTTACAAGGGCAAGGGAAAGACTGAAAGCGGGATATACCTTCCCGATAAAGTTGTAGACGAACAGTCTGTTTCAACCCAAGTCGGTTACGTCCTAAAGGTGGGCGAGTTGGCATACATGGATTCGGACAAGTTTCCTGAAGGGGCTTGGTGCGAGAAAGGCGATTGGGTAATGTTTGCTCGATATGCTGGTTCTCGTTTTAAAATTGATGGCGGAGAAGTCAGGATTTTAAACGATGACGAGGTGTTGGCAAAGATTGCTAACCCCGAAGATATTCTACATTTCTAGGAGCGGAAGATGGCAGACGACAATCAGATTGAACTTGAACTAGATGGGGCGCAGGCGGAGGAAGTAGAAGTTGATTCTCCTACGGCTGATGCTGATGACCAGTTTGAGCGGGCGGATGACGCAACACAAAAGCGTATTAACCGCCTGACTAAGAAGATGCGTGAAGCGGAACGTCGGGAGTCCGAGGCGGTTAATTACGCCAAGCAGGTTCAGCAAGAATCACAAGGCTTGAAGAGCCGAATGGCGAATCTTGATACCAGTTACGTCAACGAATACACTGCGCGTGTGGAAACACAGCTATCTCAAACTGAAAAAGAGATGGCCCGTGCGATGGAGCTTGGCGACACGCAGGCCGCGGTTGAGGCTCAACGCAAGCTAACGTCATTGTCGATTGAGAACGACAGGGCTTCGCAAGCTAAGATGCAGCAAGAGCGTCAACAGCAACAGCAGCCACAGCAACAAGTCCAACAGCAGCAGCAACAACAGCAGCAACAAGTTAAACGCCCCGACCGCAAGGCCGAAGAATGGGCGGAACAGAACGATTGGTTTGGTCAAGACGAAGCCATGACTTTTGCAGCTTTTGGCATCCATAAAAAGTTAGTTGAGGATGAAGGGTTTGACCCGCAGTCCAATGACTACTATAATGAACTAGATCGGCGCATTTCTGACAAGTTCAGAACGCCCGCAAATAACACTAGCAAGCGGTCCGCTCAGACGGTTGCTGGCGTTTCAAGAAGTACATCTGGGCGCAGTAGTGGGAGAAAGGTTAGACTCACCCCTAGCCAAGTCGCTATCGCGAAAAAATTGGGTGTGCCATTAAGTGAATACGCAAAATACGTGAAGGATTAAACACATGTCTGACAATACGATTGATAGAAGTCCTCGCGCAAACAAAACACGGGAAAAGACGGCTGCGCGTAAGCCGTGGGCTCCCCCGTCTATGTTAGATGCACCACCTGCACCGGATGGTTTTAAGCATCGTTGGATTCGCGCCGAAACGCGTGGGTTTGATGATCGAAAAAACATCAGCGCAAAACTGCGCGAAGGTTATGAACTTGTCCGTCAGGACGAGTACCCAGACTTTGAATCCCCGGTAGTCGAATCAGGTAAATATGAAGGTGTGTTTGGGGTTGGCGGTTTAATGCTTGCTCGTATACCTGTTGAAACTATTGCTGAACGGACTGATTACTTCTCTCAACGGAGTCGCGATCAAATGGATGCGGTAGATCAAGACATGATGCGGGAGAATGCACATTCAACGATGACGATTAGCAAGCCTGATCGTCAATCTCGTGTAACCTTTGGCGGACCACGTAAGAACTAGGTCCTCCACTACCGGAGAAAAGTAAATGGCGAATACAGATTCCTCATATGGTCTACGCCCGATTTCCAGACAGGGCTCTTCAGTCTCGTCTACGGGTATGTCCGAGTATCGTATTGCATCCGACAACTCTAACCCAATCTTCCACGGCATGGCGGTTATTCCGCTTGCTGCGGGTGTTATTGACGATCTGCAAGCTGCGGCTGGTGGTAACGTTGGTATCGTGGGTGTGTTTGGCGGTTGTGAATACATTTCAGACACCACGGGTAAGCCCGTGTTTTCAAACTTTTGGCCCGGATCGGGTGCTGACAGCGACTTCCCTGTGAAGGCGTTTTTGTACGATGATCCAAACCAGTTGTTTCAAATCGCAACTTCAAATGTTGTAGCTGCGGCTAACACTGAAGCGGAAATTCGTGCTGCTGTTTTTGCAAACATTGCGTTTGCAACAGGCAATAGCGGAACGACTGCAACAGGTTTGTCTTCTGCAACTGCGGATTTGAACACAATTGCCACCACCAACACTTTGGCACTTAGAATTATGGGTATTCAACAAGACCCGGCTAATTCTGACTTCACTGCGGCTGGTATCCCTCTCATTGTTCGTATTAACAACCACTTCAATGCGCCTACGGGTTCCATTGCAGCGGGCACTGTTTCTACAACTGGCGTATAAGGAGCTTAAAACATGGCTATATCTCGCGCACAACTAGCGAAAGAGCTAGAACCGGGCCTTAACGCGTTGTTTGGGCTTGAGTACGACCGGTACGAAAACGAACATGGCGAAATCTTCGAAGAAGAAAGCTCAGACCGAGCTTTTGAGGAAGAAGTTATGCTCGGTGGTTTTGCCTCGGCACCTGTTAAAGGTGAAGGCGGAGCGGTTTCTTTTGACGATGCACAAGAAACTTACACTGCACGGTACACTCACGAAACTATCGCACTTGCCTTCTCTATCACAGAGGAAGCAATTGAGGATAACCTGTATGATCGGTTGGCATCACGCTATACCAAGGCTCTGGCCCGTTCTATGGCTCAGACAAAGCAGATCAAGGCAGCGGCTATCCTTAACAACGCGTTTACCGCGGGTGTTTCTGCAATTGGTGACGGCGCGGCGCTTTGTTCAGCGGCCCACCCTTCACTGTCCGGTACTCAGACTAACATTCTGGCGACCGCAGCGGACCTCAACGAGACTTCGTTGGAGCAGATGCTGATTGACGTTGCAGGCTTTACCGATGAGCGTGGCTTGAAAGTTGCGGTTCGCGGAATGAAACTAATCATTCCAAAAGAACTTCAGTTTATTGCGGAACGTGTTATGAACTCCAATCTGCGTAGCGGAACGGCGGACAATGACAATAACGCAATGAAGAACATGGGCATGTTGCCAGAAGGTGCAGTGGTAAACCACTTCCTGACTGACACAGACGCGTTCTTTATTAAAACTGACGCACCTAACGGCTTCAAGTATTTCAACCGTGCCGCAATTAAAACCGCTATGGAAGGCGATTTTGATACAGGCAACATGCGGTTCAAAGCTCGTGAGCGTTATTCGTTTGGCGTATCCGACTGGCGTTCAGTCTTCGGAACTCCCGGCGCAGCGTAACAAGCCTTCTTTGGCAGGGATTAGGGGCGACTTCGGTTGCCCCTTTCTTTTTGTCCAGCCCTCCTGTAGTATTTGGTTATCCCTGACAGTCGCAATGTGTGGCTGACTTAACCCACGACAGGAGATATTCATGGGTAATTCTACTTTTAGCGGACCAGTACGTTCGCAAGACGGTTTTCAATCTATTACAACAAGTGCTTCGACAGGGGCAGACACAACCAATTCCACGTATGGTACAAACGCTTCTGTTGGCGGAACACTCGCCGTTACAGGCGCTACAACATTGTCAACGGCAGTCAATAGTTTGTTTGTTAAGCACGTTGCTCACGTCACAGGTGTGACAGTGAACACTACTGCTGGCGATAGTCCTACAATCGGTACATTTGCACAGCCTGCAAACACAATCATCACTAACATTAAAATCTTTTGTGCTACGGCTCCCGTTATTGGAAGTGGTGACATTGGTTATGAAGTTGGTACATCTTCTTCAGGCGCACAAATTGTAGCTACTCAGGCTGACGAAATCTTAGATGCTGGTACAACAGTTGTTTTAGGTAACGTAACGATAACAGCATTAATTCTTCAGACTCAAGATGCAGCCACAGCGCCAGCCTCTGTTCAGTACGCTTCGGCAGCGCGTAACATCTTCTGTAACATCACTAACACGGTTGATGCTACAACGGCTGGTTCGTTTACGTTTATCATTGAGTACGTTCAGATTGCGTAAGTATTAATATGGCGGGGTTAACGCCCCGCCT